TTTGCCCAGTGTGCCGGTCAAGAAACTAAAGAAACCAACCCCATCGTTGCCAGCCAGACTGGTAAGAAGTTGCATGATGCCACTTCTCAAAAGTTGCTTGGCAATGTCTTTCAATACTTGAGAGGCTGACTCGCCAAGGCTCTTAGTGCCTTCAACGGCTGCTGTAATGCTGTCCAAAACGCCAGTAGTGATTGATGTTCCAATCTGATTGTAAAAAGCATTTAGTTCTTCGGCTTGCTTTAGTTGTTTTGCCAGGGCTTCGTTTTTGGCTACAATTGCTTCAACTTCTGCACGACGAAGTGTGGGATTGTTTTGCAAAATTTGATTAATCAATAAATCTTTTTGATACTGCTGCTCCGTGCCAGCAAGTTTTTCCTTGAGCAGCTCACCTTCTTGGATGATCGGGCGAATAGCGGCCTCAGCCTGCTTGGCAACTTGCACTTGATTCAGGATTAGTTGTTGCTGTGTGTCACGTTGAGCAATAACAGCATCTTGCAACAATGTTTGCTTTTTGGACTGCAACTCTTGGGGTTTTAGTTTTTCGTATTCAAGTTTTGAAATTTCCGCGCTGATTTGCGCCAGTTTTTTCTGACCTTCCAGGCGTATGGCAGTTTGCCTGTCGTTTACTAAGTTGGCTTCAAAAATTCTGTTATCTATGCCGTAAATTTGCTGTTTCAAATCGCGTTGAATTGCCAAGTCGCCAAGTGAATTCTTAAGGCGCAACGCCTCTTCTGCTGCTTTTTCGGCAGCTCTTTCAGCATCACTTTTACCTTTGCGACCTTTTTTACCCGTTGCACCACCTCCAAGATCCAGTCCCTGCATCGACAGACGAATTGGCATCTCTGGTCCAATTGGTGCTGGAAATGGTTTGCTTGCATTTTTCTTGGCCCCAGCGCCAGCAAGTTGACCTAAAGGACTCAGCAAACCACTGCCGCCTTGCGTCATGATGCTAAGCAACATCATCAATCCCTTGCTTTGACCTAATGTTGCAAACTTTCCAATAGTTCCTGACAGTGCATTAGTAATAGAACTAATGCTACTAGCAACTCCACTAAAGGCACTAGCAAGCAGCCCAACGCCAGCCTTTAGATCATTTACGAATTGAGTTGCGTTTTGAATTGCAACTGTAATTTGTCCAATTGCACCAATAACTACAGGCACCACATCGCTAGCAACAGCAACTTTGAAATCTTCCATTGCAGTGCCAAGTGCCACAATCTTCTGTTGTGGCGTGTCCATTGAAACTGCTAATTTTTCAGCACCTTCAGTCCTAATACGATCCAAGGCGCGAACCATTACCTCAGACGTGATTTTGCCTTCGGATCCAAGTTTTTTGATGGATCCAACAGTGACATTCATTTCTCTGGCAATCGCCTGAGCAATGCTTGGCATCTGCTCAAGAACTGAACGCAGTTCATCGCCTTGGAGCGTGCCAGATCCAAGGCCCTGGGACAACTGCATGAATGCAATAGATGCATCGCTTGCTGAAACGCCGCTAAGTTTTACAGAAGTATTAAATCCTTCATAGATTGCATTGATTTCACTTAAACCAAAACCTACCGGCCGTAGGCGCGTATAAATGTCAGAAATTGCCGTGGCTGCTTCAGTCTGTGATAAGTTAAACTTTTTGGCAGCATTTCTAGCGGATTCCGAAACAAGCCTGTAATCATCCAATCCCTGACTAACTAATTTAATGCGACGCTGAACCGTATCGGCTGCGTTAGCAGTGGCAAAAAAGTCCTTCGCAATGTTCAAGGCATTGTTTGCCGCAATCCCAACGCCAAGCGCTGCAGCCGCTGTTGACAATTTATTTACTTCTTCTGTTTGGTTCCTGATGCCAGCGGCTGCCTTTTCGGTTGTACTTAAAAACCTCCCATTCTCAGCCCGCGCACGACCTGCTGCATCAGTGAAATACCGCATACCATTGGCAGCGGTTTGGATTTGTTTATTTTGATTGCCGACCTGAGTTGTTGTATTACTTACGGCAGTTTCCAGCTGCCTTGATGCTGCGGTTGTCTGCCTAAGTGCGCTTACGGCTGCCTGGCTATTTACCTGAATATCAACGGTTGCTACTGCCACGGATCGACCACTGCTATTGCGTAAGTCTACCTGCTACGCTGCTTGGCCTTGTCGATCTCTTCGCGTTCGCGTTTGCCTTTCAGCTCGTAGTACGCGGCAAAGTGGATGAACTCAGCATCCGTCAGTTCCTGCCGAAGCCGACTTACCGTCATGCCTAGCTCGGTAGCTAGAAACATTTCAAAGTAAAGCCAGCTATCGGCCTCTAGTCGTTTTTTGCTTCTTCCAGCGAATCAGGCGCACCAAGGCCAAACAAGAACAGTTCCAGTTCGTTCAGCACCGACTCAGGCAGCTCGCGTTGCAGCTTGGCTGCATCGGCTGATGCAAATGCTTTGGTGCCGTCTTCCAGCTCAGCCATGTGGCACAGCATCTGGGTGCTGATGTCCAAGGCTTCATCAGATCCAGCAAGGCCAGATGCACGCTTGCGATCAGCGCGGGTAATCGGTTTGAAGTACAACGACAACACTACGGTGCCGTCTTCCTTCTTGATGTTGAATTGACGCCGCTGGTTTAGGTCAAAAGCCCCGGTGAGAAGATCAACGGGGCGTGGTGATGCAGGCATTAGATCGAGGTAGTAATGGCACCGTTCATGGTGAAGTTAATCGTCACCATTTCCAGTTCGCCAACCGTAGCACCGTAATCAGTGGATGTGATCACGATGCTGCCGGTGATCTTCTTGCCGCCAGTTTCGTCAAGGTACAACTCAACAGAGGCGTTACCTTCGTCGGTTGCTACGTTGACATCCCTGATCAGGTCAAGCTTGTCACCCGATCCAGGTGCGTCATACATGACCTCCATGCTGCCGGTGCCTGAGACAAGACCGCCGATGTTGGCCTTGTAGGTTGCGCCTTGAGCGGTTGTCTCAAGCACGTCCTTCTCCACGGTCATCGACCAGGAACGCACCGCAGCAATCTCAGAGATGCCGCCGCTGCTGTCCTTGTCAAAGAAAACCGTGCCCTGTTCGCCGCGATAGAAAGCCATGATCAGATCGTCGAGGTGGTGATGGTGCCGGTGGTCACGAAGTTGCAGGTGACAACTTCCAGCTCGCCAACGGTGGCGCTGTAATCAGCAGAAGTGATCAAGCCGACAAAGCTGATCTTCTTGGTGCCGGTGGTGTCAAGGAACAGCTCGAAGCTGGCCACACCTTGATCGGTTGCGGTGTTGGCCGCTGTGATGAACGCCTTGGTTTCATCAGCGCTGCTGGCTGTGTACATCAGCTCAACGTTGCCAGAACCAGCGATCAGGCCACCGATGTTGCTCTTGTAGGTGGCACCCAGGGCGGTGGTTTCCAGCACGTCCTTTTCAATGGTCATCGACCATGAACGGGTGGAAGCAATTGTGGTGTTAGCAGAACCAGCATCGTCAAATTTGACGGAGCCTTGTTCGCCGCGATAAAAAGCCATGGTTAGAGGTCCTCGAAGGTTTCAAAGGTCATTCTGACCTGTGTTTGGAAGTACCCTTCGGGAGACGGCGTGGCCACCACCTCTGGGCCAGTTGGGGGATCAAAGCGAACCCCGGATACGACAATTCTATTGTAAAGGTCTCGTACTCTTTTGCCGACGGTCAGATTGGCACCAGATCCAACACCTTTGGCGGAAAAGATGTTTACAACGATCACGCCAATGACACTGTTACTAGCGCCAGCAGTGCTGCCCATGGTCATGTAGTTGTTGGCGCCAAAGCTGACAGAACACTGTGCCCAAGTGCTGCCTGGCGTGGGCGTGTAGGCCACGTTATGGAACACCACTGGAATGACTGGCGCGATGGCCAGTTCAGTGGCTAAGCGGCCTTCAACGATGGCGCGGATTGCGTTGAGATCTAGTGCGGCCATTAGCCTTGCCTCCCGATGTAATCAGCTAGTTGCCTAGCACGGTTGGCCATTTGAGCTGCAACGATGTCGATCCAGCCTTCTGGTGCTTGGGTGCTATGGCCATTGGCCAACGGTTCGGCGTAAATCAGCGCGTTATGAACGTGATAAGTGTTGCCAACGCGCTCAGTGCCCGGTGCATAGTTGATGCGCACAGGTGCCAGTGATCCGCCAGTTCCTGCGTCATAGCTGCCGGTAGCGTTTTCGCCAATTGCCCAACTGGAGCGAAAGCGGCCAGTATCCACTGGACTTTGTGACTTGACCTGTTGATCCGTTTCAAGCACCACCACACGCAACAACTGATTCATCTGCCCTTCGCAGAAGTTGCCGATCTGGCCAATTTTGATGCGTCTTGCCATGATCAGGCTCGCAAAACCAGTTCGTAGGTAATCGGCTGGTTGTCTTGCTCGATGGTCTGCACGGTGATGATCTGATGTGACACGGTGCTGATGATTACTCGGTCGGCGGTGCTTGGCGTCACAGCTAGATCAGTTGCAGCAATGAACAACCGCTTGTCACCGGCCTGCACCAGCTCGTTGACCTCACGGGCGTTCACATCTTGTAACACGCCACGTAGGGCGTAATCCGTCACACTCTCACCCATGGCGCCTGTGGAGGCGTTGTAGGTGCCACTAGTGACCCGTCTGTAGGTCAATGCACCACCAAACTTGCCCATCAGCTTGGAGGCTGTCTTCTGTAGCGAGGAAGCAAGTGCCATTACGCGAAGACTCGGTACGGATTGGCGGGTTCTACAAGATAATCATCCCACCCATCAGGCAGCGTCCCAGCAAAGTTGACGTGCCAGCCATCGAGTACGGTCGGTGCAACGAGCACCTTGCCGTCCTCGTCGTACTCACCGCCACGGGTGATCGTGCCAACCACGTCAATCGCGTGGCCGTGGGTGTAGGCAGTCAGCGTATCGTCAATCAAGAACCCAGCCTCAGTGGCAGCAGCGGTCCAGGCGTCAGCGTCGGGAAAGCGTAGGAAGTTCATGGTTGGGTGATCCGTTGTAAGACCTCGTTGCTGAGGCGGGTGGGCCAGTAGGTGAGGCGCTTGATGGTGCCACCGAGTTGCCCTGTCGGTCCTTGCTCGTAGCCGATCAGCATCTGGTTGACGCTTACCGGCACTGCTCCAGTCGTACCCGTAAATCCGGCGCTACCGATTGCTGTAAACATAAAATCGTTGACTTTGTACCCGACTGCGCTTTTGCGTGATGCCGTAGTTGGGGCAGGTGAAACACCAGCAGCAGCAGAAAACACAGTAGAACTTCCACTGCGTATAACTACTTGATCGGTTACTGAAGTGGTTAAAGCTCTAAAAACAATACGGTTATTTGTAGAGTTGTCGTTGATGTCAAAACCAGCAGCACTGCGAGCTGCTATTGATTGCAGTTGGGTTTCTGCAAACACCGTCCCCTCCGTTTGGTTATACCAGGAGCTAAAGTTCGTCTCGGTAATGCTGGCCACATCTGCGGCGCGGGTTGCGGTTGCGGACGTGGTGGGGATGTAGGAGGTGGGGAATGCTCCGGCTTCGAGTTGGGCGCCAAATAAGTAAATACCTGTGCCCGTTCCCGTATAGGTCGTTAGTGCAAGTGCATCTGCGTTATTTAACCCAATAATACAGTTTGCGGATCCTGCGGTGGTCAGCGTTGCGGTTAGCGTCAGGCGATACCACCCGTTGCCAACTGCCTGCATTCCTATCGTTGCGCCTGCTGTTACAGACCCGACAACGCCATTTTGTAAATCCCAACTGCCAAAAAATTGACTAACACCAAAGCCAATGCGAATGCCAACCCAGCGGTGATCTAAGTATTTAACAAAAACAGAAGCTGTTGTTGCAACAGCAGTAAAGGCAATGCTTTGAAAGACATTGTGGTTACTGGTTCCTGTTCCCGCGGCCAACTTCCAACCCGCATTACTGCCGTCAGGTGCAGTGGTTTGTGTCGCTGTTGCAACAGTGTCTGTATTACTCCACGTTGTAGTGAAAGCATTACTTTGAAGAAATAAATTTGTACTCGCCTCTTCCACCAGCAGGCCAAGGCTTTCACCCGTTGTTGGGTTGTGGTAGAAGCGTGGTTCGTTGGTGGTTGCCGTCTGGATCAACCCATCGCTGCCGACGTACGTGCCGGAGCTGGCGCGGGTAAAGGTAACTAAATTGTTACCGCCAACGGCATCACCCAGAGACTTATTGTCCGCAAAGCGCAGATCCAAACTAGGAACAGCACGCGCCGTCTTCCACAACGCATTACGCGCCCAGCCGCCCGCTAATGCTCCACCGGGGACAACGCTAGTTCGTGATGCGCCTAACGCTTGCATCAGAGACCAGCCTCAAGGGTGCTCAGACGCAGTTCAATCGTGCTAGCACTAACAGGTGTGTAGGCACCTTTGGTTTCGATCTCGGCGTAAAGCGTGGTGCTACCAGTCGCCATCTTTAGCATCCGCCCGATGTAGTCGGTCTGGGTGTAAAGCGTGCTGCCAAAGTCCACAGGTGCTGGGATGTCAAAGAATCCCATGTAACCTGCACGGTCGCCGCTTACCAAATCAAACGCAGCGTTATCCGCGATTGCCGTGGGGCTTGCGCTGTATAGATGCACGCGGAAGCTAGCCATTCCGCTAGGCACCGCGCTATCGCTAAAGATCAGTGCAGCGCTCTGAAGCAAGATGTAACCGCCATTCGGACCCATGCTGCTCAGCGTCAAGATCGCGCTGCCACCCGTGTCACCAACAACGTCACCAGCCGTGTAGGCCGTTGCATTGCTTGGTCGGGTGATCGTGACCGTGGACCTGAAACCAGCGCTAACAATGCCAGCGGCGTAGGTGCCATCCGTTCGGCGCCTTGCAAAAATCTCGTCACCACCGGGCGAAATTAGCGACATGGATCAGCTCCTACGAATGGCAATGTTGCCTGGTCCACTGATTCTAAGCCCTGTTAGGTATCTTTCCATCATTGGTGGCACCTTATCTGCACCAGCCTGTGGGCTGCTGGTGTTCAGGCTGACGCTGATGGGTCCGATGCTGACGCTGTTGTAATCCTCAAGACCACTTAGGCCGAGGCTATCAGTGTTGTTATTGAGGTAGACGGCCAGCACCACCTGGGCTTGCTTGATCTGTGGTGGGATCTCACCGTCAGTGAAGTAGTCCGTGGTAATGCGAAACGGGAAGCCGGTTGCATAGGTGTTGATATAGGTATCAGGCTTCCGTACTCCAGTTCGAGGCCATTGCATTGACTGGGTGTCAGTAGCACGAGCACCAAGAAAGCGTTCACGGTCCAACCTCTGGGCAGCGGTGTACAGTGCGCGGTTCTTGGCGTCAGTGGTCGCAGTGCCCCATGCGGTCACGTCCGCATCAAGTACCAAACCATCAACAATGGCTTGCGCGTCAGCCAGCGTCAGGTAGGTGTTCGCTGTGCTTCCGCCGATTGTTGCGACGAGGGCGATTGCCATTAACCGGCTCGGTAATTACTTCGGGTGCTACTTCCACAGTAGCTGGCTCTTCAACGGGAAAAGAGGCCACCTCCTTAGAGGCAGCCTCCAGTTCACGCATTCGCCGGAAAGCGAATAACCCCATCAGGTCTTGTAGATCACAAGGGTGTCAGCAGCCGTAACAAGGGCACGGAAGGTGCTGGAAGTACCAGCTTCCACGATCGCATCGCCAGAGATGGTGACGCCAGTAGCGCCAGCCGTCAAGGTGATGTGGAACGTGGAGGTTCCGTTGTTGACGATGCTGAACTCAAAACTGATACCAACAGCGTTCTGGTTGACAGCACCCAAAGCAGTGCAAATCTGAGCGCCAGTGGCGGTCGTCAGAGCAAATGCAGCGGTGGCAGTACAAGTAAAAACGCCGCCAAGCAGTTGGGCTGCGGTAGCGGTCTGAGCGCCAGAAGCGGACAGAGCGGTAACAGTGGTCTTGCGGTAGGTGTTCCCGAAGGCGGGATTCTCCAACTCAAAAAGTGAAGCCATGGTTAGTTCCTCCTATCAATCGAAGTTGGAAGTGATCGTGGCTCTAACGATCCCGATATTTTTCGTCTCGTAAACCTTCGACCAGTTGGTGATGGTTGCGAGTTGAGCCTGTGTGGGATTAGTGGTGGTCACTCCCCACTTGGCGCCAACGGGATGGTAGACATTGTGCCAATCCATCGCCATAGCGTCGGACTTGGCCAGGATGTCCCGGTCGGTCTCGGTACGCAGTGCTTGCTGCTCACCAGTGGCGACAGCGCCGTTGGTGAAGAAGTAGCAGGCGTAGTTACCACCAGAGTTGGTGATGTCGTCAGAAACGATTACACGCAGACCCATGTAGAAGGGAACTGTGTACTCGTTACTGAATGAACCAGCAATAGAACCGCCGATGGCGTTAATGGTGCTGGCGCCAGTAGCAGCAGTGCTCAGACGTGCTTCTGTGTTGGTCACATAGTCAATCGCCTTGCGCTCTACGAGGTCGTAGTAGCAAGCCGAGTGGATGGCCACAGAAGACAGCTTGTCGCCTTGATCACCGAGCTTGGCGCGTGCCTGAGCAACTTGCCGAGGGCCAAGTGCGCCCATGCCGGTGGTGTCAAAACGCAGTGCGTCGAAAGCAGGTGAATCGGAACCGGTCAAGGCACCAAACACACCTTCAAGGGTCTTGTACAGATCCTTCTGCTGTTGGTTGGCGATGTACTCACCAACCTTGGCGCCGATAGCGGCCATAGGATCCGCACCAGCAGCAAGAGCAGCCAGGTCACGGGATTCAAAAGCACGACCACGGTGCAGGACCACGCCAACTTGGGTGTCAGCGGTGATTTTGCCAGGGATCAAGCTGGTGGAATCAGACAACACTTCAGCGTCGCCACTGAGGTTGGCCTTCCAGAAAGGGACTTTAACGAAATCACCACCTTCCGTAGCATTCAACTCAGCCATGGGTTGAACAACACCCGAAGCCAGAAACTGGTTCCGCAGGGTGGATTGCTCAATCACATAGGGAGTAAAAATCTCGGGGATGATGACATCGGAGCGAAGAGTCGCCACGGTGTTTCTCCAAAGAATGTTTTACGTGGTGGGCGTAACCCAGCGGCTTGGCGTAGCCTTGCTGCTAATGCGTACAGCTTAGCGGTTGGCTGCTGCCTTCAACCGATCGTACATATCACGGTCGGTTTTGTATAGCCGGGATTGCTCGGTGAGATTGAAGCTTTCCGATGTGAATGGATTCTTCATGCCAGTTATATCAGCGCCACTACTGCGACCAGCTGGTGCGCCACTGCCCTGTGGCTTGGGTGCCTTCTGCATCCAGTTGGGCAGTGACTTGGCCCATTCAGTGACAGGAGTGCGCTGGTAACCATCGACCACAACAACGGTGCCATCAGGTTCGCGTTCAATTTGATCGCTGGTCAATTTGCTCTTGAGCACATAATCAGGATCGTGGACGATCTCAGCCAATGCAGTCATTGCAGGCGTCATCAGCTCCAGTTCACGGATGCGGCTTTCTAGTTCGCCGATGCGTTGATCCTTCTCAGCAGTGGCTGCACGGAACTGCTGTTCCAATGCTTGCCGTGCTTCACCGTACTTGCCTTGCTGCTCAAGTTGCTGTTGCTCGTAGTTGCGTTTGAACTCGATCAACTCATCAACGTTGATGCCATCAGGGATAGCAGGTGCCTTGGCTTTGTTTTCCTTGAGCTTGGCGATCAGCTCATAGTTCTTGCGTTCCAGTGCCTCAATACTGCGTTTGAGTGCATCTGTATCGTCGCCACCAGTCACCGTAGGTTCCTGGATCACATCGTCAGTCATGAAAAGCCCGTAGGGTGTTCACGTTCAGTGTATGACAGCTTTGCAGTCGTGGCCAAGCGCGAGTGGAACACACCGATTCGGGAACCTTGGAACCCGGTAATCAAGGAAGCGTTGCATGGTGTGGACAACCATGTGCGGTTGTATCTGGCCACGGGTGATGCGTGGCACCTGAAGCAGGCGGATCTGCTGCGTAGCTATGTGGTGGCGCTGAAGGAATGGATCAACCGGCAGGAACGCGGCTAGCTCCATTTCTGCTTGTCCGCCCAAAATGCTGCCGACAGCTTGCCTTTGGCGATGTTCTTGGCATGACGTGCCTTGAATGCGTCGCGGCGTGCCTTGTCAGCGTCTGATTCGGTCTTGCGTGGTGGACTACCACTCACACCTTGCTGGCCGAAACGAATCAACTTGACGGTTTCACCATCCTTTGCCAGTACGGCATGGGACTTGTTCGGATGCTTAGGCGTCCGCTTGGGTTGGTTGTACCCGTCAAATTGCTCGCCGCGATAGGTGATCACTTTTTCTTCTTTTGCTTCCGTGGCTTGGCGGTTTTGGCAGCTGCCTTGAATGCTGCCGCGCTGGGGCGACCTTCTTCACCACGACGCGCCATGCGCTCATCGCTGCCAGCTTCGATCCGCTTGCGCTTGGCGTTGATGTTGGCGTAAAGGCCAGGTTTCTTAGGCATCACTTCATTCCCTTTTTCTTGGCGGGCTTCTTGGCCTTACCTGCTTCGCTTAGCGCGATGGCGATTGCCTGCTTACGGCTTTTCACTTTGGGGCCTTTGCCGGGGCCTGGTTTGCCGCTTTGCAGTGTGCCCTGCTTGAACTCCCCCATCACCTTCGCCACTTTCTTGTCGGCTTTTGTCGGCTTCTTGGCCATGGGTAATACGTTCCGTCTGACCTAATGGTAGGCCGGACTGATCAACCCATTGGATGGTGCCGTCTTCTACCTTCTGTAGCCGTGCGACTACAACAGCCTCGCCAACTGCGACCTCAACCCAGTCGGAATGAACGCGACCGTCAAGGTAGTAGCGGAGCCTAGGGTTCACCATATCGTTGCTGTAACTGCTTCAACGTTACTTCGCTGCCGTCTTCGCGGACCAACTGGACCAAAGCCTTTTGCGGATTGGATTTTTCAGCAAGTTTGTCAAAGTACGCAGCACGAGTTTTGCCAAGCACTTCCTCTCGGTATGCCTTGGGTTGATCTTTCAGCCAGTAGCCGTAGCTGTTGACAACACGCTTGCCATCAACCACAACAGAACCAGACACCGGGCCATCTGCTGATGCACGCTTGCTAGGACCAGCGCCCCAGTCCGGCGGTGGGATGCCAAGTGCCTGGTAGTCAATGATCGGGATGGTGGTGCTGCGGCAGTTATGAGTTAAGATGGAGTCGGCGCAGTAGGTGCCGCTTTCTGTTTCAAAATTGTAAACATGCCCGCTAAATGGTTCCCAGCCGATCCAACAGACATCGGATTGATCGTATCCCTGTTTGATCAGGGCATCGGCGTTCGCGGCATCGCGGATCGCTTCGGCATCTCGCCACGTCCCATTGAGCGCATCATCACCGAGTCCGGTCGCAAGCTGCGCAACAGGAGCGAGCAGCAGTTTGCCCGCATGAGTCGCACCACCGCTATTGAGCGCAAAGCTCTCGCTTCCGCTGCTCATGCTGCCAAGCGCGGGCAACCCAACAGCGAACAAACCTTGATCAAGATGGCTGCCGCTCGCGGTCGCAGAGTTGGCCCCATGGAAGGTGCTGTTATGAAGGCTCTCCAGCAGGCTGGGATTGACTGTGAGCAGCAATTCCCGATCGGCAAGTACAACTGCGACTTGCTCTGCAAGATTGATCCTTGGACCACCACTCCAAGCGTCGCCGTGGAAGTCTGGGGCGGTGGTTGGCACTTCTACGGAGAGCACCGCAGGCGATTCCCTGAACGCACGGAATATATCCTCAGCAGTGGCTACAGCATTGTTTTCTTGGTGATTTCCAACAGTTTTCTCTGGAATGATCAAGCAGCTGAAAATCTGATCACCCACATTGATGCTTTGAGCAGGTTGCCAGCCGGCACTTGTCAGTACAGGGTGATTTGGGGTGACACGGAGCATGTGACCGTCGGAGGTCTTGATGACATAAAGGCTGCCTTGGTATGGCCGACGATAAACCGCCGCTATCCTGCCACCGGGCGTTATCAACGCATCACCAGGTAAGCAGTTGAAGTGGACAGGTGGTGTTGGGCCATCGCCGTACTTGAACTCCCGGCCATCAAGCGATCGGCAGATGGCTGAGGTGCGACCGTCAAGTGTGGCGACATACCTGTACTTGCCGGTGATGTCCTGGTTGGCGCGGTAGACCTGCTGACTGGCTTGGTTGCTTACGTCTTGCACGCTTGTGCGCACGATGGTCAGCACCTGATGATTCGCCATCTTTGTCACCTCACCACCAGCAAGCGCACGTTGCCGGACTGACATGGCCTCCTGCCCAAAGTCAAGATTGCCGACTAGGCGTCGCGCGATCTGTGGCGTTGGTTCGCCGGTTAGAACGCCGTTACGCACCACGGTGTTAAACATCTGCGCTTGAGACTCAGCGAGACCACGAAATGCCTTTTCAACGATCTGCCCGTTTGGCAGCGTGATTGCTGCACCTTGACCAGCGGTGAGGTTGAAGGCGCCAGTGCCGGGCAGAGTGAAGTTGATTGCGGTGGGGTCAACGCTGACCACGGTTGCGGCAAAGTTTGGCGCCACCTGCACCGTGCGCACCATCTGCAACGCATCCACCTGCGATGGCAGCAGCTCACGCGCATCAGCCACGCCACCACGGATGGCAAGCCGTATCTGATCGGTGATGAACTGGGTTTGCAGTTCAGCTAAGCCTTGCAGTTCACCCGATACCAGCGCGGTGCTGGTGCCTGCCCAGGTATCGAGCGATTCCCGCAGTTGGGCAAGGATTACCCGTAGGCGCTGTGCTTGGTAGCTGGCAGGGGACACGATGCCACCACCTGCTGTAGATACGCCCATGTCAATCCTGCGCAGGTCATCCACTGCGCTAAGGATCACATCGTTGTAGGCCGTGACCACTTGGTTGGCCACCGCGTTGCTGTAGCGGTTCAGGTCGATTGCATTGCGGTAAATGTTTGCAACAGGATCGTTGCGGTTGATCCGCCGCTTGAACTGATCAATGTCAAGCAGCCGCTGGGTGACGCCGCCGCTGTAGGTCATGAATCGTCAGTGCTGATGTCCTCGGGGATTGACTGCTCCTCTTCCTGGTACGACTGGTCTTGCTGCTGACCACCATCCATCTCGATCAGGCCGCCGTTTTGCGTGGCCATCAGTTCTTCCTCAACCTCGAAGTCATCACCAAGCACGTCGCCATTGGCCAGTTGCTCCAGCAGCGTCTTCTGGCTGATCACGCCAGCGGTGTAAGTCTGGAGTAAGGCAAGTTGATCGGCTGGTTCAAGCCGCGCACCAACAAAGTCGCGGTTGACGTAACTGTTGCCCACTTGGGTGATGTTCAAATACTCGGCATGGAACCGCAGGCAGTTGTCGATCGTGTCCTGCACCTGCTGGGCGATCACCATCATGGTGCTGTCACCTTGGCTGCGGTCAATGCGCTTGGCCTCGGCAGTTTCGGCCGATAGTTTCTGGCCTAGAACAGCGGACAGACCCAGCTCATTGATCTGACCAGCAAGTTGCTCCAGCCGCTTGAACTGCGAGTCGTAAGACTTGCCAGCCGGTTCGATGTACTCGGCACGGCCATCAGCAGGGAACGCGATCGCTTCACCGGGTCCAGCGCTGACTTCCTCAGCAGACGTGGGAAAGCCATAGAACGCCAGCATCGGCACGCCGCTGATGTGCAGCATGTTGTCCAGGTCGGACTGGATCTGGTACGTCTTGAGGTTCAGCTCGGCGATGTCTTCCATCGGCGGGCGTGATTCAAACATCCCGACGCGGTTGGCATAGGCCACGCTGAATGGGATCTCACTCAGGCTGGTGGTGCCTTCGTCAACGATCTCCCATGTGGTTTTCTCGTTGCGCTGGTGCAGTTCAAACGCACCAGGCGTCAGCACGCGGATCTGTTCAACCTGCTTTTCGCCATACAGACCATCTGCGACCACGATGCGTTCCATCAGCCGCAACTGGGTCAGCTTCTGGGCAGCTTCACTCATCTCGGTGCGCCAGCCAAGGATGTCCCGTGGCGTGTAGGTCACCCAGTATGGTCGTCCATTTTCACCAGCAGCAGGAGCATCCACAAGGACGCCAGCGTGGCCATAACGAACCATTTTGCGTCCAAGTTCATA